CACGATTTCGACCCCAACGCCGGGTAGTGTCAAAAATAAATCATACAATCCCTTGACTGTGGAAAACTCTTGTGTCAAGTTCCGCGCATGCCTGTTGCGGAAAAGACACGTATTCAGACCAAATTTGCACGGGAGCCATTCGCATCGTTCTTCGAAGAGGCCAAGCCTCTATTGGTCCAGCATTTCGAAGAGATCTCCGCATTCCAAGACATTCCTCTCGATCCCAACATCGAACGCTACCTGGAGATGGATGGGGAGGGGCTTCTTCGGATTTACACTGCTCGTCAAGACGGCCTGCTGATTGGCTATGCCGTCTTCTGCATGGCATATAACCTGCACTACCGCAGCAGCCTGCAGGCCCACCAAGATGTGCTCTTCGTGCATCCGTCTTTCCGAAACTTCCGAAATGCTTACCGGCTGATCAAGCACACCGAGATCGCGCTGCGTGAGGAGGGTGTCCAGATAGTGACACACCATTCCAAGCTGGCTCACCCGGCGTTGCACGCGATCCTGCATCTGATGGGATACGTGGACCTGGATATCACCCAAGGAAAGCGCCTCGATCTGTGAGCCAGACTGTGGCAGTGGTCTTCGGTGGTGCTAAAGCGAATGCGCCAGGGAAACATCCGCTCATTCGAGACGTCGGAGTGGTGGCGGCTGGCGTGGGCGCCGGGCTGCTGCTCAACAAGCTACTGGCAGGGGGTGTCCCGAAGCCACCAGCGACCACCCCTCCTGCGGCTCCCACTGTGCCAAAGCCTCCCACGACAGTGGCGGCGCCGGATCTCACCGCAGGAACCAAGGGGCCTGGTGTTAAGACAGGCCGTAATTCCACGATCATGACGAGTCCATCCGGGCTCGGATCGATTTCTCAATCCAACGTGCAGACTAAGACTCTGCTGGGGCTCTAAGTGAAACTGGCTTCATACCGGGACGTCGCGGATAAGACCACGGGACTCACCAAACGTGAGAAGTACGGCATCATGCAGGCCGAGATGCTCAACGACCGCTCGACGTTCCGAGTTCACTGGTCGGAACTGGCCAAGATGGTCTCGCCGCGGCGCACTCGCTGGTTCGTGGATGACAAAAACAAGGGTGACCGCCGGAACCAGAACATCATCGATACCACCGCCACTCTGTCACTGCGAACTCTGAAAGCAGGAATGCATGCCGGCATGACGTCTCCGGCGCGGCCCTGGATGAAGCTGACGATCCTCGATCAGGATATGGCCAAGTACGGTCCTGTCAAAAGCTGGTTGCACGAGGTCACGCGTAGAATGCTGGCGGTGTTCGCCAAGTCGAACATCTACAACGTGATGCCCATGATGTATGGGGACGCGGGATTGTTTGCATCAGCGGCCGTGGGCATTCTCGAAGATGAGGAGTCGGTACTCCGCGCCTATTCCTATCCGATCGGATCCTTTGCCATGGCATTGAATGAGCGCGGCCTGGTGAACACGTTCTATCGGGAATACCCGATGACGGTGTTTCAGCTGGTCGAGAAGTTCGGTGTGATTCCGGGAACCAACGATATCGACTGGAGGAACCTGTCACAGACGGTCAAGACACTCTGGGATCGAGGGCAGTACGGTACCAATGTGCCGGTCGATTGGATGGTGACGCCGAACATGGATTACAACCCGCGCATGCTCTCCGGGAAGTACAAGAAGTTCGCGTCCTGTTGGTATGAGCAAGGGTGCAACGAAGGAAAGTTCCTTCGAGAGCAGGGCTTTGATGAGTTCCCGATCATCGCGCCGCGGTGGGACGTTACCGGTGAGGACACCTATGGCACGGACTGTCCGGGCATGTCGACACTCGGCGCCATCAAGGGCCTGCAGCAAGCGAAAAAAGAGGGAGGCAAGGCCCTGGCGAAGATGGTTTCGCCAGCACTCCAGGCTCCCGTCGAATTGAAACAGTCGTCCATCTCAATGCTGCCCGGCAACATCACGTACACTGCGGACGGTCCCGGCCGTCAGGGTATTCGGCCTCTGCACGAGGTCAACGTGGCGCTGGACAAACTCGAGTTGTGGAATCAGCAGGACCGCGACCAGATCAAGGATGGGTTCCTCGTGAACTTCTTCCTCTCGATGCTTTCCACAGAACGCGGTGAGATGACGGCCACTGAGGTGGAACAGCGCGCGCAGGAGCGGTCTCTGATCCTCGGGCCCACTTACGAGCGGTTCAACGATGAAGGGTTCGATCCACTTGTCGATCGCACGTTCGCGATCATGGATCGACGGGGATTCATTCCCGATGCGCCTCCTGAGCTCCATGGCGTCTCGCTCAAGGTCGAGTACACCTCGATTATGGCCACCGCCCAGCGCCTCAGTGGCATTGTCGGCGTCGACCGCCTGCTGACGACCGTGGTGAACGCGGCGCCGGTGTTCCCCGATGCACGGCACTACGTGGATATCGGTGCTGCCATTGAGGAGATTGGCGATATCCTCGACATCAATCCCAAGATTCTGGTCGATCCCGATGTCGCCGCCCAGAGCATTGCTCAGGAGCAACAGATGCTCCAACAGCAGCACGCCGCGGATGTCGCGGCGAAGTATGCGGGATCCGCCAAGGATCTCAGCCAATCCCCAACCACTGGAGACAATGCTCTGGCGCAACTGGTCACGGGCATTCGAGGTATCCAATGATCAAACTCAAGAATAAGTTTCTCCTGTATAAGTTTCTCCTGTATCTGTTGCTCGGCTTGCCTTTGCTGGCAGGACTGGGCCAAACCGCTTACGCGCAGACCTGCTCGGTGTCGAGTTCCAAGACAGCGGCCGGCGTGGGCACAACCGCCTGCTTTGTGAAGGCGGGCAATCAGCTGGTGATGTCCATCACCGGGACGTGGGTGGCCACCAACCAGATCCAGATGAGCGTAGACGGCCAGGTGACCTGGCGCGTGGTCGGCCCCAATTACACGGCCAACGTGCAGGTCAAGACCGGTGTTCAGCAGCGGGATGTCTGGTTCCGCTGGTTCCCCTCGGCGTTCACGTCCGGGACGATCGCCTACACCCTGGCGGATCTCTCGCTTCATACCGGCAAGTACGCTTACACCAACGTGCCCTTGGCATTCCCTTACACCGCAAATGGGGCGTCGGCAGCGTTCTCGGTGACGCTGGAACCGATCACCGACGTCTACGTTCAGACTGTCTGCCATGCCACTGCGATTGGCTATCTGGTCGGAACCACGGGTGGAACCACCAAGGTCATCGCGATCCTTCGGGATAGCAAGGGTGAGTTGCTCGGCAGTTCGCTGGTCGCGGGTACGACCTTGGGAACGGCCAGCACCATCCAGGAGTTGAGTCTTCTGGTTCCCGTCGATCTTCCCGCTGGGCGGTATTACGTTTCCTTCCAGGGAGATGCGGTCACCGGGCACCTGCAGAAGATGGCGACGTCCACGTTCGTCGACGTCACGGCCTCAGAGTTGACGTCGGTATTCGGAACCATTCCGCGGTTCATTGCGCCACCCACGACATTCACGGCGGCCAAGGGACCATTCGCGTTCATTCGTTGCACGAGCTAAGGAGGGACTGTGAGCGGCAGGGATAACGGTGACAACGCAGCAGACCGGAACCGAGTTGAAGCCAAGCGGGATGTGTCCGAACGACATTCCGAGGTTTCTCTTGCGGCCTGGCGTGAGTCTGCCGCCCTTGCAGCATGCCGCAAAGCACTATGGGAGGTTCTGGTCTACTGCAAAACGTTTAATTCTGTCGTGGATCCGGAGGCGAACATGACCTTCGTCAACGCCGGCAAGCAGGACGTGGGCCACTTCATCATGGCAAAGATCGCGGAGGCCGATCCTCAGCGTCTGTTCCAGATGATGACCGAGGCCCAGCAGGACGAGAAACGCCAGAAGCTGGAGCACAAAGCAGCCCAAAGGACAGCCAAGGAGAAATCCGAGGCTGAAGACAATTCATGAAAGGAATTCTATGAGCACGATCACACCACCGCCCGCGGCGCCTCCCGTAGAGACGCCTCCGGTAGTAACTCCTCCAGTGACGCCTCCCGCGGGAACACCGCCGGCGGCGCCGCCATCGGGGACTCCACCGGCAGCACCGATTGTTTATGACCTGAAGATTCCCGAGGGTTCTCGGGCGATCCAGGCCGACGTGGACCAGATCCTTGCCTTTGCGAAGGAGAAGAATCTGCCCAACGATCAGGCTGTCCTGCTTCTCGACCAGCGCCATGCGGCCTACGAGGCTGCGGAAGTGCGGGCCAAAGAAGTGACCGACGCCAATATTGCGCTCTGGCAGGAACAACTGAAGGCCGACCAGACTCTGGGCGGCGCCAAGTATGCCGAGACCAGCATTGCCGTCAAGACCGTACTGGACCGAGTTCTGCCCGAATCCACGCCCTTTGGTAAGGAGTTGCGCGAGAGTCCCGCTTATGCGGCGATCTCGGCGTATCCGCCACTGGTTGCGGCATTCGCGGCACTGGCACAAATCATGAAAGAAGACAAGGGTCTGGGTGGTGCTCCTCCTGCCGGAGGGGGTGGCGAGGGCACACCGAAGTCTGACGAGGCGATCTTCTTTCCTAACCGAGTCTAAGGAGTCCCCTCATGCCAATATTGAATTCTGCTTATCCGACGCTGCTGGACCAGGCCAAAACCCTGGATCCCAATGGCAGCACCGCTCGATTCGTCGAGCTTCTCAAGGCCAGCAATCCGATTCTCGAAGACATGGTGGCGATCGAGGGCAACCTGCCCGGCGGCCATCGTTCGACGGTCGAGACGTCTTTGCCTCCCGCTTACTGGCGTTCGTACAATCAGGGTGTGATTCCCGGCAAGGGAACCACGGCCCAGATTGATGAGCAGGCCGCGATGCTCGAAGCCTGGACCATCATCGATGCCAAGCTGGCCAACTTCGGTGGCAACAAGGCCCAGTTCAGCATGCAGAAGGGACGCATGCAGCTGGAAGGCATGAATCAGGAGATGGCCTCCACCCTGATCTACGGAAACGCGGGAGTGTCGCCCAGTGAATTCACCGGCTTTATGCCGCGCATGTCTTCGCTGACGGCTGGCAATTCCCAGAACGTGATCAATGCCGGCGGAACCGGCGGTGACAACGCGTCGATCCTCGTCATCCGATGGGGCGATGGTGTTCACGGGTTCTTCCCGAAGGGATCCTCGGCCGGCGTCAAGCATTTCGACATGGGCGAACAGATGGCCCAGAACGCTAACGGCGTCACGGGCGCGCTGATGAAGGCTTTGGTCGATCAGTGGACCTGGGACATCGGTCTGGCCACTCCGGACTGGCGCCACATGGTTCGCATCTGCAACATCGATGTGTCGAACCTGACCAGCAACACGACTCCCGCGGATCTGATCGAACTGCTGGAGCATGCGCTGGAATGCCTGCCCTTGGGAGACGGCCGTGACGTGATCTACATGAACCGCACGGTGGGCCGATTCCTTCGCAAACAGGTCCGTGAAAATGTGACCTCAGGCGGCGGCTTGACGTTCGATAACGTGGCGGGCAAGCGCGTCATGTTCTTCGACGATGTGCCGGTACGCCGTCTAGATTGCATGCTGAACGCGGAGACTGTCGTCACCTAGACGTGGTCGGTAACAGCCTGAACTCCCCTCCGATGTGGAGGGGAGACCCAATCTCAAATCTCTAAGGAGTAACGACCATGTTGAAAGATATCCTGCTTCAAGTCGCAACCGCGCAAGCCATCACCGTCGACACGCCACTGTTGGGCATCATCGATCTGGAAGATCTGGCACTGGCCCGCCACATTGGAACGGGTGAGCCGATGTGCTTTGCCATCAGTGTCGCGGTGGCCGCCGATCACACGTCCGGCACTGAGACCTACACGTTCATCCTGCAGCAATCGGATAACGCGGATCTCTCCAGTGCGGACAGCATTCTCCAGCGCACGATCGATTACACCGATCTGGCTCTGGGCCATCTGGAGTACATCCCGATTCCTCCGGGCTGGCCTCGCAAGCGTTATCTCGGCATCTATGCCGATGTGAGCGCCAGCGACACGCCAACGGTTACCTTGAACTGCTGGCTGACGCTGCAGTCCATGATCGAGGATCGTCAGTATTTCCATACTGCATCCGCGATTCTGTAAGGGTTTCGTCCAGGCCTTCTCCTTTCACCTGGGCGGATGGCAGGGGCGGCACTCTCCCTTCCGGAGTGCCGCTCCTCGTTAACTGAGGACTCGAGATGCCACTGACCTTAGACAAAGCTCCAGTGACCCGTCCGTTCTTTCCGGATCAACCGGCGAACACGGTGGTGGAGTCTGTCCCGTGGGAGGTGTGGTTCCGGCAGCTGAAGCGGAAGTTCGACACGGTGGCTTCGGCCACAGTAG